CCCGTTTTTGTACGAGTTCTCTATCTAGTTCTTGTACTAGAACATCAAATGCATCCATTAGTCACCTGTCTTAGGTTTCTTTTCCTTTTCAGGCCTTAGTGTTTCAAAAGCTTCTTTAATAAACATCTTCTCCTTTTCATCTCGCATTTGTGCTGCGGTCTTTAAGGCGTCAAACTTGTTTCGATCTGCGTCATTTTTGGCTTGTGTAGCCACACGCTCTTGGTCAACGGCAATTTGTTGTGCCTTGAGTATCGCGTCAACTTGATCCTTTGTTACTTTACGTTGCTGCTCTGCTTGTTTAATCTGGAGCTCTTGCATTTGCATTTGGATGAGTGGGTCCTGTGCTTGCTGCTGCGCCATTTGGGCTTGAGCTTCTTGTTGGGCTTGACCAAGCAGTTTGGAGCTGGCCTGAGCCATGAGACGAGACAATTCAACTTCAACACTCTTAGGTAATACTCGCTCTTCATCTTCTTCATCAATAACAGGAATATTAACGCCAAGAGTTGCCTCAATCTGTTTGCGGTACTCCATCCCCACGTGCTCATTAATATGGGCAGTCATTGCCGCCTGCATCACCTGGGCAATCTGTGGGTTCATACCTAAAACTTGTTGGATCTTAGGGTTCTGCATTGCGGTAGTATGCACTTGAATATGTGCCTGGTGGTCCTGATACATAAAGGCTTTTACTGGCTTGCCACGCAAGACATTCATATTCTCGGTAACCGGATCCGTTGGCTTCTCGTCGTCTTCCATAGGCACCAGCTTTGCCGCGTTTTTAATTCCGAGCACATCAAGCATCTGACGATGTAAGAGGGGCATGTTGTAGAGTTGAGGAGCCTGTTGCGCCAACTGGAGTACCGCTTGGTACTGAACAATTTTTTGCGCCATCGTTGCTGCATTAGGGTCCGAAACCGGTATAACCTCAACATTGTCATAGTCCGATCTCTTCGCGCGAGGCGAGCCTTCAACTGGTACATAGCTGTATTCTTCTGGGGTGTACTCTGCAATAATTTTCTTTAGGAGCTTAAACTCCCGCTTCATGGAGTAATGGATACGTGCTTGAACCGCACTCATTACCTTTAAAGTTCTTTCTAAGATTGCCAATGTGGTGCCTACCGGCGCATTCGCGCTCATGTCAGAAACCTTCATGTCGCTTACTGAAGCAAACGCACGGCCTTCTTGAATTACCTTATCAAGCAGTTGAGCCAATACAATAGAAGGCTCTTTGTATGGAAGGGGTAGGATGTTATCCCGCATGGTTCCAGACGGAACGTCTACATCTCTAAACTCTCCAGGAGCGATTGGGGTATCATCACCCTTTATTCGCAAGCCACGGGTCTTAAAGCCGCCCGGCAAGTTTGAGAGGGTTCCAGCATCGACAAGCTGTCGAAGCATAGAGGTACCAGACTTAGCAAAAGCCCCAATAAGATGAATGAGACCAAAACAATAGAAACCGAAACCAGGGATGTATCCGTAATGGACGAAGTGTTGTCTCTTTTGATGCGTTTCATCGTCTTCCTCCCAATTACGACGGATTGCTAAAATTGTGTTGCTGCCTTTCTCAATCGTTACAACATATGGTAGGGCAATGCCAGTTTCTTCTCCGTCTTTATCTTTGTGCTCATAACCAGTAAGGTCTAACTCAACGTGCATCTCAAGAATTTTGTAGCGGTCATCCGTTGTAGCTCTAAAACCTAACTTCTCTGCAATCTTTTTTTCTACTTCATCAAGGACGTTGTTGGGTTCACCTAAATTTACATCGCGATAAAAACCCGCATGTTGTAGCCGTTTTAAATCGTTCTCGGTCTTGCGCATTACGTGAGTAATACGTTCTGCAGTCTCTAAACTAGAGGCGCCATAGGGCACCACAATGTCTTCTGCGGGAACAAACATGGCAACCTGACGATCAAGCGCCGGGTCAATATAAATCTTTTTAAACGCGTTACCTGCAAGGCCTAAGCCCCACAACATTCTCTCGTGTTCAGGTCTGTACTCCTGCATCACATCGGTTAACTGGTAGTTCATGTCATCTTTGACACGCTCGGCGGCTTCTTTTTTCTCGGTGGTTTCTTTACCAATAATCTGTGTCTTAACGGGTCCCGCTGCGGGGAATGTAGACATCATCGTTTCCGATTGGAACTTGACTAGCGCTTCACTAAGGATGGGATGGTACACACCACAAGCACCTTCCCAAGGTTCTGTTCTTTCTTCGATCTTTAGACCGAGTAACTCTAGGCCATCAACATAGGTTTGAATCCAATCTTTTCTACTACCAATATCAGAATCAAAATCACCAATCAATTCACCAGCTAAACTAGTTAACTCACCCTCGCTCATGTATTCTGCAAGGTTGGCATCAAAATCTTCGTCTGTTTCTTTAGCGGGCTCAATCTCAATCTCTAACCCATCAACACCAATCTTTACCGACTCAGGATCCTCAATCTCAATCTCAATTTCCGATTCTTCTGCCGCCAAGGCTTCGATTCCTTGTGGGAGTTGGTATAGCGCTTTCTCTATTGCCATAATATTTCCTTAGTAATACGCAACTTTGCGTCTAAACTCTCTTGGTTCATCTTCTTCATCTGAAGCCAACCGAATAAATCCACCTCTTCTAAACCGTAGCAATGCCTGGGTCAGTGAGTCCACCAAGTCGTCATGCTCTCCAGACGGGAACGAGGCTACTTCCTCGACTAATTCCTCCGCCCAGTGCGTTCTTGGTACCCACACTCTACCACTTGCAAAAATGTCTGCAACAGCATTCAATCTCGCTATCTTATCATTGCCTTTTGATGGTGTATATTCCTGCACCGGGATACCCATCGCTCTTAACTCAAATATTAACGGAGAACCCGCCGCTTTTGCTTCCACAATCAGGCTATCTGGGTCCCATTCTCTCCATTCTTCATACGCGCGTTGTTTAAGTTCTGGAAACTCCATCCTTTTCTTAAACGCATTGAGGGCAATAATGTTAGCTTGCTCCCGGCCGTTCGTATCTGGCGCATAAAAGACTCCCCACGTCGTACACGCACTGTAGTCGCTTCGCTCGGTCTTTAGGAACGCCGTATCCCATGATTGAATCAAAAAGTCACAGAACGGAGGGCTGTCGTCCTCCCACCACTGCCACCACTCCCGTTTAATAATCGCCGAGACGTCGCTTGTAGGGGCCTGCATGTACTGCGCCTGCCATTTGGCGTTGGGTAACTCTGTCCGCAGGGCTTCTAATTCCTCCAGTTTCCAAAACTCTGGCCATAGAGGCTCTCCAGAAGGCAAAATCGCAGGAAAATCAATGACTTCCCAGTCTTCACCCTGTCGCTGCGCCGCCGCTTTGACCACCTGACCTGTTAAATCCTTCTTTGACCACCGTGTCATCACAACCACAATGGCGCCACCTGGCTGTAAACGCTGTCTTGGACCGGATGTATACCATTCGTAGGTCTTGTCGTACACCTCGGGGTTTGTTTCGGCTATGGTTGCCTCTTGTTCTGAGTGAGGATCGTCGATAATGAGGATGTCAGCGCCTTTACCCGTGACTGCACCGCCAACACCAATAGCAAAATAGTCTCCGCCATGGTTAGTGTTCCACCGCCCAGCAGCTTTAGAGTCAGACTGTAGTTCAACCGCCGGAAATAGTCGTCTATAGGCTTCGGAATCCACCAAGTTTCTGACTTTTCGTCCAAACCCAACAGCCAATTCAGCAGTGTGGGATGTCTGGATAACCTTTTTATGAGGAAATCGTCCCAAGAACCACGCAGGTAGCAGGTAAGAAGCAAACTCAGATTTAGTATGACGAGGAGGCATGTTAATAATAAGACGCTTAATATCTCCATTTGCTACCCTTTCAAAGGCTCTGGCCATTTTTTCGTGATGTCGCCCATGAATGAAGCCTGGCCATACTTCTTCCACAAATTTCATAAAATCTAATGCCGATTCTTGCCGTTTTATCCGGAGCGCAAGTTCATTTTTTAGGGAGGCAATGTGTAATCTGGCCGTTGGAGGCGCATTTTTGATGGCCGTTTCAATTTCAGCCACCGTAAAGTCGGATAACTTGGTTTTTGGCGTCATTAATTAGGGTTTACGAGTATTTTTGGAGTCATGGGTTTAATTTAGTCGCGACTTTTTTGCAATTTGGTTCATTTTAGTCGCTAAATTGGTATCGGATCTAAAAACATTGGGGTTGTCTCACCCATATAGGCCCCTAGAATGTTGTATTCGTAGTATTCGTACGCCTCTTCCTCGTCCATCCCATCTTCCATCAAGATTTCAATAATTTTTGATACGCTGTAACACACTACTGGGTCCCGATCTATCCGCGAAACAATCCCTACAACCGCCTCATCAAACCGCCCTGGCTCAAGCACCATCGCGCCTTCTGCAAATTCGTTCAAATAGTCCCGTTTATTCATCATTTTCTTTTTCCTCTAGTTTTGGTTTTCTGCCTAATTCTTCATCTAAATCAATACCTAGACTGGTACTTTCTTTACTCTCTACTACCTGCACCACACCCATGTATTTACTAAGAGTGGCAACAAGCTCTTTCTCAAGCTCCTCGGTACTCTTGTTGTTGATATTCACCTCGAGGCGCTCCGTAAACAGCCCAATCTCACTAACCTTGCCCATGAGCTCCAAGGCCCGCAGCTGCTCCATTGGTTTTGTGTCACTCGTGGGGTCTGAAATCTCTAGGAGCCGGTTGACGATATAGTTCCGTGCTTGAATGTTTGAGTCAATGACCTGGTGGTCATACTCGGTGATGAGGGCTTTTAGTTGTCTGGCAACGGCTGATGAACTGGGAACTTGTGGTGCTAGCTCGCTACCACTAAAAATTTGACGGGCTTCTTCTCTAGCCATTTCGTCAGGCTCTACATCTCCACCCGCTTCGCGGATTACTTCTGCGCTTTTAAAAAAAGCATCTGCACGGGCAGCAATTTCTGCCGGAGTCCCTTGTACATCTTGAATTAGCGGCACGTCCTTGTCTGTAGGAATCACCATCATTGTCATCGCGTTTTACCTTTAGCCGTTTGTAGCTGTTGTTGCGATTGTACTACGCATAAGCACTGCTGTGCTTTTTTGCTTTTCTGGGTTTGGCTTCGTGATGGATTTTGTACTTCCAATAGATTGCGTTTTTAAACGACCAAGGATTACCTGGTGTGTAGATTTTGAACCCAGAATTAATTAACGAGTTTGCACTTGCCGGGTTGTCCGTTGTGTCCGTAATCACCCAGTTCCACCCTAGTTTTTTAGCCTGTTTGATCCGCGCTTGGATTAATCTTTTCTGTAACCCGTGCCCAGTATATTCATCAAGAACTCCAGATCGGCACAAGTACCCCGTATCGGTCCACACCATCGAGCGCACTAGACCACCAAACGCTACGGGTTTTTCCGCTTCGGTATAAGCAATCCACCAATGACCATGATCGGGTTTGTATAAGTTATCGCTAGGAAGAATTTCTTTTTGTAAATGCTTAATTACACTTACATGGGAGCTGTTGCGAATATCGACTTTGTGAATGATAAATACTGGCTGGCCCATCTCAACCCCCCAAGAAGTTTAAAAAGTGGTGGAAGGCGTCGTGAGACTGTAGACAGCTAATTGTTTCAGGATTTAACCGAAAAAGACTGGTGTGAGCTTCTAGCCCAGCCGGCCTTCCGAGATTAGTTTACTGTATTTTTAGGGGCGCGAGGCCCCTGGCACTATTTGACTAGGGTTTTTAACTGCTTAAACCCGTTATCGATTGATTTTTCTACTTCTTTTTGCACACCGGCAAGGATCCCCTTGGTGTATTCGTACTGCTTTTCGATGGTTTCGAGGTAGGTTTTGAAAAAGTCCATGATTGCTCCTTAGTTGTTGAAGTTTTTATTTTAAATGGTTTTATGTTGCAGTGCAACAAAGTCTAAAAAATTTTTATATATACCCCCCGGGGTGTTTCATTTAGAAGTCAAAGGGGGGTGTTTTTGTACAGAATAAGAAACAAATCTAGGGAAAACCCTAATAGGGGTGGGGGGTCTAATGCAACATAAATGTTACTTTAAGTGGGTTAAGGATACGTTTATGTTACGTTAAAAAATTGCAGATCTACCGTGCAAAATACAGTGTATAGAGTGTATAGGAGTCCCGAGCTGTCAAAATGGGGTGTGGGGGGTCAAGAAATGGCTGGGAAAAATCGGTGAGGGGGTGGGGTAAAAGCTATCAAGAAAGCAAAACCCAATAGAAAAATACAATCAAAAACCTAGGGTTTGTACTGATGTATTTGTATGACAATGCCCTACAATTAATCCCATCGAAAGCAATAACGCAATCGATAAACACTAGGAGAAATAAATGAAAGCAGAATGGAATGTAGTAAACATGATGTATCAATCAGGTTCAGGCTTTGAGTCTCGTCTTGCTGAATTGTGGATGCATTCTGATTTAGGTAATCGTGCCAAGTTAGAGAAAGCATTTCCCGAAACATTTAGCGAGTTTGAAGATAGGTACGAGAGACATTTAGAAATCATGATCGAGGCTAACGCTAATCGATAACACAACCCCCGGGGGTAACCCCGGGATTCAAACACTAGGAGAAAATATGAAACTCACTACACACAACGAAGCAGTCATTGAAACATCGGGTACGCACCTACAAGGTTATATCCAAGCAAACTATGCGGATTTGATAAAGGTATTCGGTATCCCGAAGGTTTGGGACGATTACAAAACGGATGCAGAGTGGCAAATATGTTTTGAAGATGGTACACGGGCAACAATCTATAACTACAAGAATGGCAAAAACTATTGTGGTGCAGAGGGTTTGGACGTGCAAGATATTACCGAGTGGCATATCGGCGGGTTTGATAAAAAAGCAGTTGAGCAAGTCTTAGAAGCAGTTGGGGCTGTTAACCTTACAGAGTTTTTTGCTTAATCAACCCCCGGGGGTAACCCCGGGATTCAAACACTAGGAGAAATCATGCAAAGCACAATCATTAATAAAACAATTCACGGGTATTTGGTGGAGCTCGAGCTTGACCCGGAGGTCGAATGGTCGGATTGTTGGGTCATGAAGGATGGGTTTGGGTCGTCGTTACAATTTCTAGAAACCTATGGAGAGTTATCGCATGACACGATTGGGGAGACCTTAGAAGTTAGCCCACACACGATTGAAGTAATCCGTAAATGGGCTGAGAAAAACGGGTATTAAAAAACTAACGCAACACCCGGGGGATTTTCCCCGGGACTCACAAGGAGAAATTATGAACTTAAAAGACATCGATTTAATTGAAGACGGAGCAGAGACCGAGACCGAGTACTACGAAGCAATACAGCGCGCAATCAATGAAGGTACAGCGTGGAAATTCCAAGGGTCATATGGTCGGACTATGATGGATGCCATTAGCAGCGGATATTGTTTGTTGGGTCGTCATCGTACCCAAGATTATTGGGGTAACACTATTCCGAGTCGGGATGATGTTCAGGCGGGTACGAAGGGGTCATATGATTATGTAGTGCATATGCAAGGCCAAGAGTGGGCCGATACGATGGGTGATATTTCTTAAAGCTTTCCTAGTAGTTGGCCCCCGGGAAACCGGGGGTTTTTTTATTCCCAAAATTTCTTGATGATAGTTTTCTAACGCGTACGGAGAGGAGGTCGGGCGTGTTCGGGGAGGATTTTTCCGGCCTGTAGGTCGTTTTCCGGCCTTGATGATAGTTTTCTAACGCGTACGGGGAGGCCGGAGGGTTTTCGGGGAGGTCGCGCGGATTTATTGATTAGGGTTTATCCCTATGGATTTTGTATTACATTGTCATACAATTAAGTTGTAGTAATTAACCACTAGGAGGATTTATGAATATTAAAGAGGCTTTAGAAATTGTAGGCGGGTTATCTAACCCTTCAAAAATGCCATGTCATTCTTATGGGATATCAGCGCATTTATGTATTACGGGGGCCAAGCTTGTCAAGATCGAGGGGAGCGTATGCGCGGATTGTTACGCTCTTAAAGGTATGTACGGGGATTGGAATAAGAATGTCAGTAATGCTCACGCAAAGCGAGCAGAGGCCATAAACCGGCCGGATTGGGTTAAGACCATGGCCTTTATCATTAACGCCAAGAAGATGGATTATTTTCGGTGGCATGACTCGGGGGATTTGCAAAGCTTTCAGCATTTACTAAATATTGTCGCAATTGCAGAACAATGCCCTAATACTCGTTTTTGGTTACCTACAAGGGAAAAGAAATTTATAAACCAGTATGCCGAGGCTTTCGGGGCCTTCCCTAAAAATTTAGTTGTACGGGTTTCGGCCACAATGCAAGATGAACCGGCCGGCAATTACAAAAACACGAGCACAGTACACCGGAATAAAAAACCTATCGGGCGCGGATGCAAGGCCCCTAGTCAAAACGGAAAATGCTTAGACTGTCGGGATTGCTGGAACCCCAAAATTAAAAATGTTTCTTATGCTTACCACTAACCGGAGGATTTAAAAATGCAAAACAGACCACTATTCACAATTGCCCGCGAAATTAAGGCCACATGGAAAAAACCTTATTTTGGTGCGGTGCCATATCTTGATGCGATGACCGAATTAAACCGGATTGAAGATAAGTATTTTTTCGATAGCGCGGAGTCGGTAGTTCAATACTTTTTAGCTAATGCCGGAACATGGCGCGGGGATGACGCAAAGCGCATAAAGGCCGAATTAAAATCAATGCTTTAAATTCCTAGTAGTTGGGGGCCCTTCGGGGCCCTTTTTGTTTTTCTAGTACGCGGGTTAATTCCCGCGTTGATGATAGTTTTTTATCGCGTACGGGGAGGGTGTCCGGAAAGGTCTTGGCCCTTTAAATTTGGGCGCGGTTTAATCTTGATGAT